CATCTGGACGATGGCCCGACGTTATGCGGGGTATCTACCAGAAGTCATGTCTTACATGTTGAATCAAATAAACCTTTTAGAATTCTTAATCCCACGATTGATTGGACTTTTGAAAAGCATTTCAGACTTCTAACTCTGGTGCATCAACTAACAGTAATGCGAACTGAATTTGTTCAAAAAATCTATGAAGAAAATTATGACTTAATACATCCAACCAGATATAATGAACATATGCGTGATTTACTTTTGGTGCAATATGGGGATTGGAAGATAATTCCAGAGATTGGATACGTATGGCGCAACCATAGGGGTGGAGATCACACTTCAAAAATACGGAGACCAGGCGATCTTTATGGCAAGATACGTAATTTGGTTATAAAAAAGAGAAACTTTAACTAGTATTTATTGATTTGAACTCTATAATACGTATGATGGTCGTATAATCTGGCTATCTGTTAGCCGGGGGAGGATGATTATGGGAAGACGTGATTGGCACATTAACGAAGAAGAGTTTTTAAAAGAGAATTATGCTACTCTGACCATTAAAGAGCTTCAATTGAATCTCTATAAATTGTCGGGGAGAAACAGGTCAGCTGACTCAATAAATGCTAAGATCAAGCGGATGAGAGCTGATGGAGTACTTGAAGGGTATAAGGAAGGTGACACCGTAAACAGAGCTCTAATTCAGAGACAGATAAAGGATTTTAGCCAGGTTGATAATAAGACTAATCCATAACACGGCGGTGGAAAAACCGATGCCCGAAAACAATCTATGTAAGAAATGTCAGCATAGATTTAGACGTGTCTTTATTCCGCTGGATCCGGAGCAATACGTAGACGACGAGGGGAAGAAGGTATTCTCCAGTAAAGAAGAGAATATCGTCATAATGAATACTTGTCTCATCGCCGGTATTGATATAGAAAGCGAGCTCACTATTGAATGTGAACATTTTGAACCTCGCAAGGAACCTGTGGATGATGGAATGGGATTGTTTAAACATTTGATATAAGGATTATTTATGTATCTTGATGGATTGAAGGAATACGCTTACCTCACGATAGATGAAAAGAATTATTATTACTGTTTCGTTCTAACGCCGACAGATAGGGACGTTTATAGAACTTTGCTGAGAAGTGTGTTATTGTATAATTGTCCAGAATTTGACAATGGGATTCTTATTGTCAACATGCGAGAAGATAACTTAGCCAAGAAAATGGGGCAGATAAGTCTTTCTACTCTAAAAAGAAGCCTAAATAAATTGGAAAAGGCGGGAATCATAATCAGGATAAGGCACAGACGTAGAAACAATCAATACATAGTCGGTTTTAGGCATCCAGATGGGAGAGGAAGACTTTACTTTCTCGACTATCTGTGTAATAAATTTGGAGATTTGGTCGAGGAAAATGTAAAGAACCAAGGAACTAATTGTCCCAAAATAGACATTAAGTCTTATTGTCTCAAAGAAGACTGGAAGACCTTCATAAAGAAGAATTTAAAAAAGCCTCATACTTTATTTGGTACTCGTTTAGAGGGTGGTTTGAAGATGATGGAATTACTGTTCGGTCTCAAAGAATATTACGAAAAACCACTTGAAAAAGTAGTAAATCTGCCTGGCTTGATAGGTCAAATTGAGCTATCAAGAACCGGTAAATTGACTAGTTGATAGGTCAAAATGAGCCGTGTAATATAGTATTCTAGACTAGTAAGTCTAGTAATGTTGCTGCGCAACGAACAACCGGCTGTCTCAAAGAATTTCAAACACAACACCAGAAGGGAACATTCCCTTTGGTTTTAAATATCATCCATTGAAACAGGAAAGAATTAGAAGGAGGATTTTTTTATGAGTATTCCCTACGTAATCGAGGGCACAGGCCAACAGGAGCGTGTTTATGATTTGTATTCTAGGTTGCTACGCGACCGGATCATCTTCTTTGGAAGAGATCTTGATGAAGAGCTATCTAACTCGATAGTAGCTCAGCTACTTTTTTTAGAGGCTGATAGTCCTGAAAAGGACATTATCATTTACATTAATAGTCGTGGCGGAGTAGTTAGTGGAGCTATGGCTATTCTTGACACCATTAATTACATTAAACCAGACGTATCCACAGTTTGTGTTGGTCATGCGTCAAGCGCGGCAGCATTTATTTTAGCCGCCGGAAAAAAGGGAAAGAGATTCGCTTTAAAGAATTCCCGTATTATGATCCATCAAGTCATCGGTGGTTATGATGGGTCTATGCCAGATATGGAAATCTACTTTAAAGAAATGCAAGTAGCCAATGAGCTACTTTTGAAAGAGCTGGCAGTCATGACCAGTAAAAGTCTAAAACAATTAAAACAAGACATCGATCGTGATTATTTCATGAATGCCGAGGAAGCAAAGAAATATGGTTTAATCGACAAAGTCTTGGTGAGTAGAAATGGCTAAATTAGAGTACAATAAACCGGCGGGAGACAAGATTTTGATTCGTGGTGGCCCAAGAGACATGCAGAGGCGTCAACAGTTGAAAGAACAAGAACAGATTATCAGATCTCTTGTAAAAGAAGAAGATAAAGGGCCGCGCCCCACAATGAGAGGGGAAAAAGAGGCTCCACAAGCCCCCACAATCGATCTTTCTCAGTATCTACCCCTCGATGAAGTCCGCACTAAATTAGAACAGGCGGTCGATTACACCCGTAATGAGGAAAAGGGTAGATATGAAAGCGGTCTGAAAAATCTAAATGAACAATTAAAAGAAGCTCGTAAAAGAGCCGCTCTCGCAGACGAACAATTAATCAACGCTAACGCAGAAGTAAGGCGTTTAAAAAACCAAATTGCAGAAATCCCCACCTCTTCATCCGCCGACTTGGAAAAAATCAAATCACTTACTATCGAAGTTCAGAACTTAACTCGTGAAGTAGAGTCTAAACAACGAGTGGGTTTGGAATTATCTGCGACTGTTAGGACTGTACAGGATTTACTTAAAATCAAAGATGAAGAAATTGTGAATTTTAGACTACGTGTGGCAGAATTAGAACAGACCCTCAAATTCAAAGAGGAGTCAGGGAACGAGATTAAGGGCTTACAGGAGAAGCTGGATAAATTATACCTTAAAATAGCGGATGGTTCTATCAGTCCTTTGGTAGGTAGTAGGATGGATAGACCGGCGCTTGAGGATAAGATCTTTATCGATCCGATTGATAAAGGTCAAGAGCCTAAGCTGGAATCACACATTGAAGTTGAAGGAACTTCTACAATGGAAATTGACAGGGATGTTTCTTCAGATCTGGCTAAGCTAAGGAATTTATTGAAAATATAGGAGGATTTACAATGGCAGAGTTAAAAGGCGTAGGATTAGATATAGGAACTAACATGCTTGTCGCAGCCACTATAGGGGAAGATGGAAAGCCGATTTACAAGAAACAAAGGGATGCTTTCTTGAGAATTGTGCCCAAATCAGAAATAAACAAGAAGAGTATTAGAAGAGCTTTGGAAGATAGGAGAGCCAATTTTATTATCGATGAGGACGATTTTATCATCGTCGGGGAAGAAGCTCTATACATGGCAAATGAGAGGAATTTAGAAGCTCGTAGACCTTTGAGCAAGGGTGTTCTTTCCCCCAAAGAGAAAGATTCCCTACCAATGATTAAGCTCATTATCAAAAGTTTGATAGGTCAAGGCAATAGTGATAAACTGGTCTTCTCTATCCCTGGGGATCCTGTTGATAGCAACTTCGATATCTTTTATCATACTGAAATGATGAAGGTGTATTTGAAGGAGATGGGTTTTATAGCATCGCCAATCAATGAGGGTTTTGCTATCGCTTTTTCGGAACTTCTGGATGAGAACTTGACTGGTATGTGCTTGTCTTTTGGCGCGGGAATGGTGAACGCTATCGTATGTTATGACGGCGATCCTATTGTTCAGTTTTCGTTGACTAAAGGCGGAGACTGGATTGACCAATCGGTAGGCAGAGCTTTGGATCTAAATGCTTCCATGGTTCAGATTGAGAAGGAAGAGACCAATTTAGATCTTTTAAACCCACAGGGTAAGATTCAGGAGGCTTTGGCTGTTTATTACAACATTTTGATTAACTATGCTTTAGATACTATCATCTATGAACTTAAGCGAGCCAAACTACCTTTGTTTAGGAGTGCGGTTCCGGTTATTGTATCTGGTGGATTAACTTTAGCTACCAATTTCGTTGAGAAATTTACTTCTGAAACGCAGGTTAAAAAATTCCCATTTGAGGTTAAGTACATTAGGCGAGCTAAAGACCCTATGAACTGCGTAGCTCATGGTTGTTTGATGGCGGCTGTATTATAATATGAATTATTCTAGTAAATTGAGAAAAGAATTCTATAATAAAGTAAAGCGTGTTCAATAATCTAATCTTAGGATTTATTGGACACGGAATTGAAAATTTAGGAGGATTTGAGTTTTATGAGTGACAATGGAAGAGTTAACGGTGTAGTGAAATGGTTTAATGCGGAGAGAGGCTACGGATTTGTATTAAAAGATGGGGATGAGAAGAACGAGTATTTTGTTCATTATTCCTATATTCAGATGGAAGGTTATAAAACCCTTAAAGCTGGACAAAAAGTATCTTTTAAGCTAATTCAGACCGACAAGGGCACTCAAGCCCAGGAAATTACTCCAGTGGCATAAGGAGAGGTAGATGCTTTTAGCTGAGGCTATAAGGGAGAAGGAATATATAGAAAAGGTTATCGCAAGACTTCAGATCTTTATCGGAATGTCTTGTATGTCTATTAACCGATACAATGTTGATGCCAAAATAAAAGAACTCGACGAGCTCTATAAAAAGCATCAACAACTTTCGGTTAAAATAGATAGAGCGAAGGCTATTTCTGTAATTAAAATCAACAACACGGAATTAACAATTTCTGACGCTATTGTAATAAAAGACACTATGGAAAAAAAGTTAGCGGACTACGAGAAAATGCTTAATGACGTTGCGTTATTTAACAGCAGACAGCCTTCAAACACTATTGATTTAGACTATGTCTATAAGTCGATGGAGACAGCGGCTATAGACGCAAAGCATTTGGAAAATACCATTCAACGAGCCATGTGGGACGTAGAGGTATAGTATGAATTTCAAGTACTGGGTAGAGTTTGACGAAGAAGGTGAGATCAAGGCTCTTTATAAGTTTAAAGAACATTGTAAAGGGAAGTGCGAAGAATTCATAGTCAAACTTATACCTATCGAACGAGAGGACGGTTTGGAGCGTTCGGTTAGGGAGTTGGGAGAGGGGATAAGCAAGTTTGATGATGAATTAAAGGATCTCAATCGTGTAGCCAAGAAAACTTCTAGAGTAATCAGTGAAGTGAGTAAGATGGCTTCCAAGTTAAAGAAGATTTAGCGAGGTGAATTTCATGCTTATAGGGGTGGCTGGTAAAGCAAGATCGGGAAAAAATCAATTCGCAGAATACTTAGCGAAGTTTTTTAAAGAGGGCTTTAAAAGAGAATTTAGGTTTGGAGCTTTTGCCGACGTGCTGAAGAATATGTGCATGCATAATTTTGATTTGAGCAAGGATCAATTGTGGGGCGATAAAAAAGAGATAATAGATCTACGCTATCAAAAAAGAGGAGAAGGATCTAATGTCCCGGCTTATTGGACGCCAAGAGAAATAATGCAGGCTCTGGGAGCGTTCTACAGAACCATTGATTATGGTTTTTGGGTGAGAGAATTCGACAGAGATTATAGAGCCGGCAAGAATCCGGATGTAATTATTACTGACGCAAGACACATTAATGAGTGTGAATACGTCAGAAAGAACAGGGGTATCCTGATTAAAGTATTTAGAGATACCAATGCAGAGATTCATGGTATGGATCACGAGTCTGAAACAGCTCTTGATGATTACAAAGATTTCGATATTTACATAAACAATAGTGGCACGCTTGAGGAATTAGAACAAGCGGCTTTTGACACGGTAAATGTTATAACATCGATTGAAAAATATGTTAGTGAGGGAGGAATTTATCATGGTGAATGAGGAAAAGAAAGTAGAAAAAGTCGAAGAGGCTGCTGCTAAAAAGGCTATGACAATTAGTATTCAGCCAGAGCAGATTATGGGCGCTTCGATTGAGAAGAGTGGCGATTATAAGTATGCCAGTATGGGTGTTAAAATGGGTGATAATCAATTTCTGAGAATTTCTTATGAATGGAAAGGGGAGGAGATTCCTGAATTTGTTATGGGTCTTATGGGCTGGATGCAGTCTAGCAAGGCTGATATAGATAAAGCTAAAATCGCATTTGCCGCAGAATATAAATCACTCATGGAGAGAAAGGTCTAATGGCTATACCAGAAAGCGCATTCTCAAAACCTTATTTCATTAGATATGAAGAAGGGCCGACTTTGTCAAGATTGGCTGGGGCGGAGTTTGACGATATGCGTTATCAATATGGTGGAAGGGCGTGGCGCAATGAACCGCAACCAGGATATAATGCTCAAAAGCCGTCTATAACGCCAGACAAAATAAATTTGTTTACCGATGTGCCTTATATCCGTGCGAGATAAATGTATTAAAGGAGAAGGAATTTATGGATTTTGAAGATAGAATTAAATTGTTTAGTCCCGAATTACAGTTGATAGTAAATCCAGTTATCAGAGAGTTTACGGTAGAATGTTTGAAGGCGTCTCCTAATTATGTATTCGAGGATTGCCCTTCTAGTTCAACTGGTAAATATCACCCTATCGAAGAGTTAGGCCCAGATGGGACTATTCTTCACACAAGAAAAGTATTCGCTGTGGCTTATGAGCTCAGTAGAGCTATGGATTGTGAAGATTTTAGAGATGAGATTTGTGCTGCTGCTTTGTTGCACGATATGGCTAAGCAGGGATTGAGTAGATCTGGCACAACTGTTAGGGAACATCCGCAGATAATGGCCCGGCTTGTTCATGATGTCTATGATAAAAGCTTTACAGACAAATTAGATAGATCAGCCTTTTACAGAGTCTACTATGGGGTATATTATCATTATGGCCCATGGACTGATAAGAATGCCAAAAAACCTATGAGAGAATACACTGCATGGGAACTTTGTGTTTATCTAGCCGATTATATCTCTAGTAAACGTTTCGTTCATATTGACGCTAAAATGAAGTTTTTGGGAGGATAGTATGGGAGAGTTATCGCCTGGATCCACCGGAAGACGTTACATTCCCGAAGGTGGTTTGCAAAAACATCGAGATAAAATTCACAGGGAAAGTAAAGAAGCAGATAAAAAGAATTTACCATTTACTTTCTCGAAACCCAAAAGACCTGGAAGACAAACCGATTTTAGTTGTAAAGAATGCGGCAGAGTCTTCTCAGCTTCCATCAGAACTGTGATGTGTATTTGTCCTGACTGTAAGAAGGTTACGGAGGTAGAATTAGTAAACCGTGATGAATGATTGGCATATCTGGACTTTAACGCAGCAAAGATATAAACATGTGGTGGATTTTTTGAATGAAACCCCTGAAGTTGAAACTTTTTTGTATCCGACGGTTGTTAAAGAATATGATACAAAAAATGGTAAGAGAAAGAGAGATGTTCCGCTTTACAGTAATTACATATTTCTCAAGTATCGCAATAACCCAAGGATGTTTAACAGATTGTCCACTTGCCCTGGACTAAAGAATTATGTAGGAGAGTGCTCAGAACAAGAAATTGCGGCAATGGAGGAATTGACTAAAAAGAAATACGAGGATTTAGTCCCAGCTGCTGATGTTAAGGTGGGCAGTAATTACAAACTTATAGGCACTCCTTTCAAAGGTTTTATTTGCACAGTCAGGAGTAAAGAAGGTGCAAAGCTTGTTGTAACTGTTGAAGTGTTTGGATCGGACAGATTGTTAAAGTGCTCGGTTGAAGATATATCTTTGGAAGGGTAAAAATGGATATAACACTATTGAAGAAACATCGCGGTAGACCGTATGGTCACCGTTTGAGTGAGAAGACTAAGGACAAAATAAGACAGAAGCGTATAGGAACGCATCATTCTCCTGAAACTAGAACGAAAATTTCAAAAGCGTTGTCAGATTTTTTTAAGAAGCAGGGTTCAGTATCAACTGATATGTTACGAGATTATGAAGATTTTGAGGAACTCGTTTCGTGGATCGAAGAAAATAGCGAATATCTCGATGACGAAGACAATAAGATAGTTACTGAACGTCGCTTGTCATCTTTTAGACAACTTGAGGTTTCTCTAGGAAAAAATGAGATTGAACAATTATTCGGGCACAGTGCAACGCCCGAATTTCTATTATTACTGAAAGAGGAGTTGGAAAAGTTAGGGGAAGACTCTAAAGAATTGATTTCTTTAGTGTAGGAGGAGAGATGAAAAGGAGTCCCGGACGACCTAGAAACACTCCTAGTTATAAGGAGTTGTTATCTGAATTTATTCCCGCCGCAGAAATTTTCGAAGAAAATGAAAAGAAGATGTATGAGGGTTTAGTCGCTATCTATTTGAAAGATTTCGACGAAGACCAGCTCACCGCCAACGATATGGACGATATCATATCTATAGCTATGAACAGAGTTCTGGAATTTAGACTACTGAAGGGTAGTAAAGGGAATTCTGACAAGCATATGGATGCCTCTGCCTCTATTGAACGCTTGAGAAAGCAAACTGATAAACTTAAAGAAAATTTGGCATCCCGTAGAAAGGATCGTATAGATCCAAGAAAGTACAGTGGTTTCTCAATAGTAGATTTGGCTGTAGGTTTTGATACTGACAAGAAAAAAGAAATCTATGACAAGGCTGAAAGCTTTAGGTCTGAGGAGTATGAGGTATTGAAATCAGATCTTTTGGTAGGTAACAAAGACGATGAAGATGCCGACATCATAGACTCTGGAGACTAATGGCTACCATAGAACTTTTTGAAAATTTCGAGATAATACTAGAGCAGGGCGCGGAGCTTATAAATTTTTATAGGCAAGACCCTGTTATGGCAGCTTACGATCTATTAAAGGTGGATCTAGCTCCAATCCAAAGAGTCATCTTAAGAGATATGTGGTTTAAGAATTACGTCATTACAGTAGCCGGTCGTGGTTGCGGTAAGACGTTTTTGTTAGGTGTAAATGCCACTTTACACGCCCTTCTTTACCCAGGCTATAGAATTGGTTTAATAGCCCCTTCCTTTAGACAATCCAAACTGATCTTCGCAGAAGTAGAAAAACTATATCAACGCTCCGCTATCGTGAGAGAAGCGTGCGAAAAGAGACCAGTCCGTGGTGCCGATATTTGTTTTCTAAAATTTAAAGGTACCACTAGTTCTAATGGTAGTTATATTGAAGCTCTGCCGTTGGGTGTTGATGGTGCCAAGATTAGAGGATCTAGGTTCTATTTAGTCGAGATAGATGAGTTGGCTCAGATGCCCACAAACATTATTGACGTTGTTCTACGCCCCATGGGAGTCGTTCATTTAGAGCCCATGTTGCGCGTTAGAGAACAAGAACGACAGCAGGAATTGATAAGACTAGGACTGGCTAGTGAAGATGATTTTGATAACTCTTCGGCTAACAAAATGATAATGACCTCGTCTGGTTATTTCAAGTTTAATCACATGTGGTCGAGAATGAAATCTTATTGGCGCGCAATGAGGGAAGAAGGCGAACGTTCGAGATATGCTGTTCATCAGGTTCCCTACGTACTTATGCCAAAAGGATTCTTAGATGAAGAGAACATACGTGAAGCTAAAAGAACCCTGTCCAGCATTCAGTTTATGACAGAATATGAAGCTGCCATGGTTTCTGATAGCGATGGTTTTTTTAAAGCATCTATGCTCGAACGATGTACTATTGGAAGCGATTTCACTATAAAAACATCTGGTGAAAAGGGTAAAGATTACGTATTGGGAATAGACCCTAATCAGGGTGGGTCTGCCGCGTGCGGTATAACTATCGTAGAAGTAAGTGATCCTTTGAAAATGGTGTACGTGAAGGGACTAAAGAAAAAAGCTACCCAAGACATGGTCATGGAAATTCAACGTCTTTGCAGCGTGTTTAACATAAAAAGAATCTATATGGATTCTCAGGGTGGCGGAAATGCCATAAAAGATTTACTGGAAGAGGGTTATAACAACAAAGAACCTATTCTTGATATAGACGACGATCGTACTAAAGGCAAATCTGGTAGACGTTTATTGAGGATGGTTAATCCTAGTCCAAATTGGATTTCAGATGCCAACTTTGAGTTGTTGGCTACTCTTGAAAACACCAGACTACGTTTCCCATCTCTTCCTCTCGCTGATACCGCTATGGAATCTCAGTACGAGGAAGTAAAGCTATTAAAGTCTCAGCTATTGAATATAATAGTAACCAAAAACCCTAGAGGTACAGCTCATTTTGATACGCCTAAAAAAGGACAGAACAAAGATTTGTATTCTGCTCTTGTATTGTCGGTGTGGGGTAGTAGAGATTTAGTAAAGGAGAGCTTAGAGCCGGAGAAGGTGGTTACATCGAGTGGATACATACGTCCGCATCAAAAAGGCGCAAAATTTAAACCAATACCAGGAGCCGCGATCTCTGGTAGAGATTACTTGAATCAGGCCGTTCTTAAAAAGGCAGAGTAATAAACTAACTTTGATTTATAGAGGTATATTTTAGGAGGTTTGCTATGGGAAAGATTAGGGAATTCTTTATTTCATCAAACACTTATTGGGATTTATGGTTTAAAAAACTATTCGCTCAGTTTATTTCAGTTAAAATATGGTGCCTGGCTATTAGTGTGGTTTTATTAGCCGTGGGATTGATTACTAATGCCCAGTTTGTAACAATATTCGTTACTATTTTGGGCGTTAAAGGTTTCTTCGATATTACAGACAATATCTTTAGCAAGAAAGAGAATGGTTCTGAAGGTGCCGAAGATGCCGAAACCATTACCAAAATACTGAGACGCTAATAAGATATTAGAGGAGTATTTTAATGGATGCACAAAAGCTGACAAAACTGACAGCCGATCTCAAGGAGAAGTATCCGGAAGTGGGTATTAAGTCCATAGAAGTGGATGATCGTTCTGGTAAATCCACTTTTTATCTGACCCCTGATTCCGTTGCTTTGGCTACTCTTCCTCCAGAAAAAGCTATCAAATTACGAGGGCCTATCACAGCCGCGACTACCGTTAGAAGAGATCCGTTATCTAGATCGGTTTTGGATTTATCTATAAGCACTAGTCCATCGGAACTTGATCCTCAAGAAATTTTTAGACGAGCTATCAAGTATTATTTCGAGGATGACGCCTATGGCGCACACGTAGATATTTTGACCAACCTGGCTGCTAAGGGTTTTGAAAACGACATAGATGATGAAAAAATAAAGATGTTTTACGACACATGGAACTTCGACGTTGGTTTCAAACAGCTGTTGGATTGGATCTTTTTTGATTTCTTTAGAGTAGGAATGGCGGTTACTTATAAGGTAATTGGTCGATACGAACCTGGAGTTAGCTATCTATCGCCAGTCCCGGGCATGAAAAAAGCCAAAGGTGATTTGGCAGAGATAATCGGTAGAGCCGATAAAATTCAAGCTGCCCGTTTGAAAAAAATAGAAGAAGAATTGGCTAGACTAGACGCCAGAAAAAAGACCGATAAAGAAATAAAATTCGAACTAGCTCAGAAAAAGAAGATGTGGTCTAAAGGATTCATGCCACTTTCTTATACAGTTCTTAATCCGTTACTGGTTCAAATTGAAGGTAGCCTATTGTTTAACCAAGTGAAAGTCACTTTAACGCCTTCAGACGACTTGAAAAAACTGTTGAAGAAGGCTGGTGGTGAATTGACTGACGACGAAAAAGAGATGATTAAACTCCTGCCTTCGGATTTCAAAACCGCCGCCGAGAAAGGTAACGTGCCTTTGGATCCTATGTATACTGGCTTTGTTAACTATAGAAAACAGCCTTACGATCGATATCCAAGACCGAGAGGTATTAAGGTTTTCGACGCGTTGGAATACAAAAGATCCTTGAGGGAAGCTGATCTAAGCACTCTGGATGGTATTACGAATTATATTCTTAAGATCACTGTAGGAAATGACCAGTATCCGGTTACAACGTCTGCCCAACTTGAATCTGTGGCAGAGCTTTTTAACACCCCATCAAAGTCTTTTGACGTAGTTTACAACCATACTCTTGACGTGGAAAAGATTGTTTCCCCTGAAATTGAGAGTATTCTTGGTCAAGATAAATATACTCAGGTAAACGAGGACATTACCGGTGGTTTGGCTATGTCCAGGGCGTTCATAGATGGTACCGGTAGTCTGAGTGCCGGAGGCGCAGCGATTGTCACTAAAACCATGATTGAGGAAATTAACTATTCAAGGCAGCAGGTTGAATACTGGATTTATAACGAATATCAACAAATTGCGGAAGCTATGGGTTTTGATAGATTCCCCAAAGTCAGATGGGATAACACGGTTCTTAAGGACATAATTCTTTATATGACCACTATTTCTAATTTGGTTGATAGACGTATGCTTTCTTATGAAACTGCCCTTGAGCAGCTTGGATTTGATTACGACAATGAATACAGTAATATGGAGAAAGAATTACCGCTCGTCATGGATGGTACTCTTGGTATTCGTGGCAGTCCATTCCAGCAATCTAAGTTTGGTGGCGGCATCCAACCAGTACAGGGAGCCCCAGTGGGCACACCATCAAGTGGTAGACCGAAAGCCCAGGTGCCGAAGAAAAAACAAACCAATCCTAATCAAACTAAAAAGACAAAACAGCCTAAAGCGGAGCCGAGTCAACAACCAGGTGCTAGCCCACAAGCGGCAAGTATAGATTTTAGACAAGCCCTTGAAAATGCAGCGGATACTCTGTCTGAAGGTGAGTTAGTAGACTTCTTGGAGGAGTTGTTAGGGAATTTAAAAGGGCAGTAATGGCATTAAATTTACCATAAATAAACTAACCTTTTATAATAGAGACATATGTAGATTTTTTATAGTAGGGGGAGGTATATAGAGTGGAACACAAATACAGTCCAGTGGAACTGGTGGCTGAGATATCTTTTTTTGAAGGTACGGAAGCGCTTAAAAAAGAAGTAGCATCCATTGTTCAATTTCCAGAAAATAAAACGCCCGATGTGTTGTTCTTTTCTGGTATTTTTGTCTCCTCAGGCGAAAATCTAAATAAAGCGTATTTCATGCCATCTGAATTAATCAAATCTTTTAATACTATAGCAAATAAACCTTTAGATCTTGAACACAAAGAAGTTGAGATCGTAGGTCACATCTATTCTGCCGCATTCGCCGACAAGAGCGGTGCTAAAATTGAACTCGCCCAGTTACAGGAAATAGCGGCTGCCGAAATTGAAAAAAAGGAACTCGATATTGTAATTGCCGGTATTCTTTATAAGAATCGTTTTCCGGAACTCGCCGAAGAAGTCAAAGACAAGAAATGGAAATTATCGATGGAGACGTATTATTCCGACTTTGATGTTAAAGTTGGTAATACTATTTTGTCTCGCAAAGAAGCGGAGGCTTTAGGCCTGGCTGCCGAAGGCGTCCTTGGCAGAGTTGCCAGATTGTTAAAGCACGGCACTGAAGTAGCTAAAGGCTCAATTACAAGAGTGTTAAGAGGGTTGATTTTTTCAGGCTGTGGGCTTGTACAAAATCCAGCTAATCCGAGGTCTATTATTTTGGAAACAGCATCTAAAAAAGACGAAATCGTTGTAGAATTAGAACCAGTAGCACAACCTGTAAAGGGAGATAAGGATATGAAGAAAGAAGGTGCAGACGTAAGGGATTCTACATCTCCGGCTGATGTTTCTGGAGGCCCTGACGCGTATGATATAAGAACGCAAACAAGTGTTGGGATCTGCGTTAGTTATAAGCGAAGAGTAATAGACGCTACTTTCGCCGGCCCTGATACTAAAATACTTCATGAGGATTGGTGTGCGCTTTATGATCAAGCTTGCGCATCCCCATCTCGTGGAGCCGATAATGCTAAGTGTTTGAGAAATACCGTCGCTCAGACGGCTAAATCTTATGTTGAAGCAAAACTTAAAAAGCTGGATAAAGAAGATAAACGAGGCGATCTTTTAGTTCAGTTGAAAAGTTTGCTCGACTAAAAATCTAAAAGGAGGAACCGCCTATGCCACAAGCATTGACTGGAAAAAGAAAAAGCATGCCCAAATTGGTGAGAGTTAACGCCGCTGATTGGGAGGCTGTTATTTACAGAAATCTTGGTGATGGTCGTAGACTTCCATTTGTTTGGGCTGATACTGTCACTGTGGTATCTGGTGCCACTACTGTAGTGGTAGCTAGCGGGGTTGTTGTAAACGACTTCAAAGTTGCCGAAGCTAAATTTGAGATTACACCACTATCAGCAGCAGCCGCAGCTATGGCTTATTATGTGGATAAGAACACTACTACCAATGTAGTTACTCTTACCATTAGTAGCCCTGCCGGCGCAGCTTTGGATTTTGATGTTATTGGAATGCTCGGCATTTCCTATGATATTGTGTATTCAGCACGAAGATATCAGCTTTAATTGAATATCTTTGGCAAAGGTTAAGGTAATTACCATTTTGAACGAGGTTGGCTTTAGTTAACGTATAAATTAAATTAGGGAGGTTTCAGTTTATGACTGATCAAATTAAATTGGATGTTCAAGCTGCTGTAGACGAGGCTTTGAAGCAGAGAGAAGAAGCCGAGTTGTTGAAAGAAACTGAAGAAACCCTGGCTAATTCTGCCGCGAAGATAAATGAACTGACAACATCTTTAGAGGCGAAAGATGCGGAGATCAGTGAGTTTGCTTCAAAGGTAGAGAAGCTTGAGGGTACAGTAGCTGAGCTTTCTGATAAAGTTACTGCCCATCAGAAATCTCTCGATGAGTCTAAAGCTGCCCACGAAGCTGAGAAAGTTGAGTTGGTTAAAAGAGCAGAGACCGCTGAGGCGGAACTTGCTAATATTAAGAAAGACCAGCTTGCTAAAACTCGTTTCGAGGATCTCAAGAAAGACGGCGTCGCCGCCACAGATGAGAAAGCAGTTTCAGAGCAATTCACTAAGATTAAAGAGATGTCTGATGAAGCATTTGCAGCTTACAAGTCAGAAAGAGTAGAGCTCCGCAAGTCAATTCTTGCCGAGTTAGAGAAGGCTGCTCAAGAAAAAGCAACACAAACTAGCACTGAAGATGAAACTAAGAAGAAGGAAGAAGAGAAGGTTACCGCTGAGATAGTAAATTCTTCAACTGCTATTGATCCGATGAAAGCCGTTGCTGCTGCTCTAAATTTGGAAGTAAAGGCTAATGAAACTACTAAGTCTAAGTATGTTGAGGCTGGTAAGTTCCTGGCTGATAGAATTAAGAGTAGAAAAGAAAAGAATTCTGGCAAGTAATCGTATAATACAATTGTTAAGGAGGAAATGTAATTATGTTTATTCCTAGACATTCAGTCGTAGAGAATCAATTTTGTCAACTCGCCGCACAGACAACCGTGTCTGGTGGGGCTGGTAATGTTCTAGCGTATGCCGGATCTGCTTGCTATTTGGATGATACAGCACTTCAGTTCGACGCTACAGTAAAGATTTATGTTGCCAATGAGAATAAGCCATGTTTTGGTTTCTTAATGCAGAAAGTCAAAACTGGTTATCATTCAATTCATCCAGCTGGATTCATGATGCCTGGTGATTTGGGCTCTTCAGATGTGATTGCCCAGCCAAGCTATGATACCAATGGAAGAATTAATGGTTCCAAGGCTGCTCCTGTAGGCGTTGCCCATTTGGGTATTTGGGATACCATTCACTATGCCGGTGACGGCACTAATGGTATTGTTGCTGGTAAGGCTTTGTATGTTCGTCAATCAAGTCTGTCAGAGCTTTGTGATACTAGTTTGACCGAGAATACTCAGCCGGGCATCATCGCTTATGCCGTGAAAGGCGCAAGTGGAGCTCAGGTAACTGCTAATATGGCTAATACCACTCTTTATCCTATTAGGGTAAAGTTGCTTTGCTAATTAACTATTTTGGATTAAAGTGCGTTTGGCACATCCAAAACTATTAGGAGGATAGTTAGGCTATGGATATGAATGAAATTAAAGAACTATTTAAGGCTACTGCGGCTATTAGTACTCCAGAGGGAATCGCGGCTTACAAGGAATTCGCTGCTGCTCTAACTACTCCGATACTTCAAGCTATTGAGCAACAGTCAATAATGAGACAGCTATTCGCTGTTGAGAGATTGGGCCCTGGGGCTCAGGCTAGTTATCCTGTCGCTGAGGATTTTGAAATCCCAGTGTGGGTACTTCCTGGTCTCGGTTATGTAGCTCAGAACTTCATCGAAGGTATTGGAGAAGAAGTATATGTTCCTACCTTCTCAATCGACGCTTCTGGCGATTGGAAGTTGACATATGCGAGAGATTCGAGAGTAGACATTGCAGCTAGAGCCGCTGAGAAAGCTGCTAAAGGAATTGCCGATTATGAGGAAGAGTGCGGTTGGAGGATTATTCTCCCTGCTGCTACTTCAAGATTCTTTGGTAAAGGTTTGCTTGGTGCCCGTCCCGCCCCTATTTATGAGGTGGATCCAGCTTCAACTGGCGCTGGTTATCTTTCCAAGGAATTGATCAATAAAATGATCGTAGGTTTTAAGAGAATCGGAAGAACTCTTACCGATCTGTATATTTCACCTGAAGATGCCGCTGATATTCGTGAGTGGACTGACACCGACATCGACCCCGTTACTAGACGCGAGATTTTCCAGGCTGCTGGTATGGGTGGTCTTTGGGGTGTTGCTATGCATGAAATTCAGCATTTAGGTGCCACTGGTCTGTATAACATTAATGGTTTTGGCTCAGCTTATGGAAAGTTTGTATGCGCCGATGTCGGCGATACTTACAATTCCTATAGTTTGGACAATCCTAATGTTACAGCCGCTGATGGTACTGTAACTACTTTGGGCGAGACTCAGATCATTGCGTTCGACCTAAGTGTTAACGACTCTCTAGTAATGCCTATTCGTAAAGACTACGAAGCTTATGATGACCCAACTCTGTTGAGACATCAGAAGGCTGGTTTCTTCGGCTGGGAAGAAATCGGATTTGCTTGTTTAGATCCTCGTATGCTTGGTTTGGGTGTAATTGATAGAAGTCTGTAATCTGTGACATAAAAGGGGTGTGGCTTTCTGGCCACGCCCCTTCTTAAAATGCGGAGAAGGAAATGGAATTAATTATTGCTGTTATAGCGTGCATAATTGCTATAGAGGCGACAACTGGAATACTGGTAAAGTCAGATATTTTCAAACCTGTCCGAGCATTCTTTTTCGAAAGGCGGACTAAAAAGACTTTTAAATTTATACACGACGTTCTGGATTGTGCTTATTGTACGTCAGTATGGGTGAGCCTATTTTACGCTGCTATGCTAGCTCTATATGTTAATAACGCGCTGCCACATATACTGGCGTTGTTTTTTATAGGGCTCGTGCTGCACAGGCTTTCTAATGTTTTACATTTTATAATCGATAGAATTGATCTAAGTCATAATGATTTGGACAAGGTAAATTAAAGGAGGACAAGGTTTATGAACGGATACGTAATGAACAAGACTACCGTATGGCGTCACGCTATGAAAAGGACTATAGGCCCTGGACATAAAGTTAGCTTGGACGATCTTTTTAAACAATACGGTGCAAAACATGGATTAGAAGAAGGTACGCCTTTTGTAGAATGGTTGCGTAATGTTAAATTAAGAGATGCTGGTATTTGGGAAGTGGTTTACAGCGAAGCATCCGCCGCGCAGGCTACAGAAGCAGCCCCTGAATCAGAAGTAAAAGAATTAGTCAATAGTATGGATAAAACAAACTTGGTAGTTCCATTTGTTAAGAAGCCTATGGAACCATCCGATATAGTCAACATGACGGTCAGAGACGCTAGAGACAAGCTAAAGAAAATTACTGATCTTGATCTATTAAAGTATGCTTATAATGAAGTTAGACAATTAGCTAACAAAGATACTTTAGGTAGAATGTTGATGATACGTATTAAAGATTTAGAGATTAGTAGGAGGTAACTCTAAATGGCTTTAGTACCAAAAACTTATGAGATGAATATCAAATCAGCTAAATTCTACAGTTCTTCAGCTGTAGTAGGAAGTAAAGGCTACAATCCTACGGTAGTGGAATATTATAATGCTGCCGACCAGCTTATAAAGATAGAAGAAATTTTTGATGGTCACATTTATTCACAAACCATTTCCGGTAGTACTTATAGCGGTGTTTGGCCTGGTGGCTTTTCATATTCTATTACTTATAATGCGTGGGACGAAGCTACTTATTCTGGATAACGGAGACAAGGTATGATAAGGCTTACTATTGAAGTCGCCAATATATCAACCGTAATATTGGTCTATAACCAAATCCGTATTTATACTTCAGATGCCGAAAGTGGAACTTATACGCTTTTGGCGTCTGTGCCTTTGTTGGCTGGGGTATCTACTTATTATTATACGGACGTGGCTGGAACTTCGTCTACCTGGTATAGATCAACCTATTATAATTCCATCACCCTTATCGAGAGCGCTTTGTCCAATGCGGTACAAGGAACCGCCCCGACCTTATTTCATGATATAACTTATCCCCCAGAATATGAATTTACAGATACCGAACTTACATTAATAAGGCGTATAAGAAGATATATAGGTGATTTTGTAGAACTTAAACGTATTTATTCTGATGGTAGTTCTTTTTGCACGTCGATTATGGACGATAATCATACCGTGGATATGGGCGAAAAAGGATGGCCTGTTTACGTTTCAATTGATCATGTTGAATACACGTCGTTAGACGATCCAATAGTTCAAGGATATAGGTATCTTACTTTTAGCGGAGCTCTTGCTAGTGGTAGCACTAACCCGCTTATAGATATTTGGTTTTATGCTTTTGATTTCTCTGATTTAGAGATTTACGAAGCATATGGTGATGCGATGATCCCGCCAATGGTACCAGCCTCTTGCGTAACACAAGATCATCTTATGTTGCAGGCTGCAATAGATTTGTTAGAAAATCAAGCCGCCCATTACATATTGGAAGACGGTGCCACAGTTCGAGACGATCAAACAATGTATGATCCATCTGCCGGATTAAGAGAATTAAATAATCTAATTAATCGTTTACGGAAACAACTAGACGGATTAATTAAAGAGTGTATTACCAGTAGTTTACTTGGTATAACTGGCATACTTATAGATTAAAGCAATAAACTTGACGGAGAGCAGATAGGTTTGTATGTGGATACTGGCCAGCTTCACACAAGGTGGTGTACCTGCGCTTGGACTAGTACCGCTTGTCTACATACGTGACGTTGAAACTAGTGTTTTAGTTATCAGCGGCGCGGTGATGGCAGAAAAAGGCGATGGATTCTACGGTTACGATTTCAGCGCATACATCCCATCCAGAGACTATTCCATTATGTGCGACAGTGTGACTCTGTCTGGCGTGGAGAGGTATACCTATTCTACCTCTGGAGAGTACAATGAAGTTTTAGATAGCATTGAATCGACAGTCGGTGTAGTTGATATACGAACAAATTTGATTCGTAAGATCTGGACTAACCGGCTTGAACTTTTTGATGGGGACTCTGACAACTGGACTTTATATGATGACGACAAAACTACCCCATTACTTACGTTCAGTGTTAGCGACAAAGACGGAAATTTAATAGTTCAACAACCCCATTCTCCTTCCAAAAGATCTGGCGCAGATGGATCCATTAGTGGTTCGGTTACACCAGATATTTATATGCGTAAATCAGTTTACGATCCAGACGATGATGGTATCGTAAATGATGCAGAAAATGTTAGTGATGGTACTTATACATCTACAGCTTCTGGCGTATATCAAGCAGTCATTAATACCCACTCGCCCTACCAGCTAGGAACCAAATTCATAACTGAATCAGGAATAGGTAATAACAAAGTAATAGTTTACAACGCTTTGTTGGATAGGCTAGAGTATGTCACTTATTCTGGTGGTGGTAGTGTTTCGGGAACAATTTATCATGATGATTTGGAACATCGTGATTATACGAATCAGCACCCAGCTAGTTCAATTAGTGTAGACACCGCTACTTTTAGTGGTGTTTTGTCGTCTGCGGATTCTGATGCACAGACAGCTTTCGAGACTATAGATCAACACACACATGATATTAGGTATTACAGTAAATCTGAAATAGATTTGATGTGTCACGGATTGTATGGCGAAGAACCAATAGCAAATGGTGCTACCTATACGACTGTTGTTTTTGACACTCCGCTGACTTTTGATGATTATACTGTTCTAGTAAATATAAAGAATGAGTTGGATCCAATACCTTCAGTTTACGCTTATATAATTGGATCTACGACAGCTTCGGGCTTTACAGTAATTTATTCTGGTAATATCGACTCTCCCAACTATACGTTAGTTTGGACGGCGTCATCTGGATCTTGTGGTGGCGATTCATACTACACTAAAGAAGAAATAAACGCCCTTATAGGCGTCAATAAATATGGGCAAACACAATTAAGTTTAGGCGATATAGAAACACAGGTAGTTTTTAGTTCACCTTTTTCATCGAATGATTATAGATTATTTATAGATTTAGAAAATACTATAGATTCCCCATCGTCTGAATATGCCATAACAATAACTGAAAAGTCATCTTCTGGTTTTAAAGTTCATTATTCAGGTCAGATGGATTCTAATAATTATTATTTGAATTGGTTAGCTACAAGTTCTGGGACTGGTAGTGGAAATTATATCACCGAAGTTTTTGAAGATAAATCGCCAGCACTTGGTGGTGATTTGTATATAAATAGTTTTGGTTTAGAGATGGATGTTACCCCTAGTGGTAACGTTATTCATGGTTACACGATAGGTTATAGCGGCGAAATTTCTCAAATGTATGTGGATTCGAATGATACCGGTGTCGGATGCCCTTTGCACATGAAATCAAATGGACATTGGGAGCAGTGTACCGCAGCAAGTGGAACAACACAGATGCCTTGCGGAGCGCTTGCATTAGAAGAGGACACAGGATTTAAAAAAATACTTTGGAGAGGGATTGCCAGAAAAGGAGCTTGGTCTTGGACACCAGGTAGTATTGTTTATGTATCAACTATTGAGGGAAGTTTAACTCAAGTGGCGCCGAGTTCAGTCGGCGATTGGAAACAACCGGTAGGAATCGCTATAGCTTCAGACACAATTAGATTTGACCCAGGTTTTTATCCTGGCGCACTAGTTTAATAAAA